TGCTTGGGTTTAAGAAGCTTATGTATGTTACCACTCAAACCAATCTTACTTATGTTGAATTTGCTAAATTACAACCATGTGTCTACCTGCCGCCGCCATAGTAGGTATTGCAACGGGCTTAATGAGCGCCGTTCAATCCATTGCTGGGTATCAAGCTCAAAGTCAAGCCGCTAAAGCTTCTGAACAAGCTTATCAACAACAACGTACTTTAAATCAAGAGGCCGCCAATAGGGCGTATCAACAAACACAACTTAAGATGAAAGGTGAGATGGATAAAGCATCTCAACAGGCTGAACAGGGCCTTGTGAGGCGTCTCCAGGCTCAAGGGACCGTGTTGGCTTCTGGACGTACTGGACAGTCAATTGGTGGCCTTCTAGCCGATGCTGAGAGGGTTGAGGGTAAAGACCTCGGTGCTCTGGGTATGAACCTAGCTTATGCTCAACAGGATTATTTCTTTGGCATGGAAAGCGTCTTCCAACAACAGCAGAATGCTAACATTGCCGCTGCCTCTCAACGGAAAGCTAAGCCTAGTGCTGGAAGCCTTGCATTGGGTCTTGTTGGTGCTGGCCTTTCTGGGTATAATGCCTATGCTGGCCTTAAAGCTCCTGCTGCCGGAGGCGGTGGTGGCGGATACACTGGCGGTGGTGACGGTGGATACAATACTCAATTACCCGATTATGGGCAATACAAACCCCCTGCTTATGGTAACTAATGGCTAGTATCTATGAATCCCCTGACCAGCAGGTTCAACTAACTGGATCTCAAACATCGCCTTCCTTTCAACCAGTAACTGCCTACGATCCTAGTCGGCAGATGCTTCAACAGTCAGAAAGAGATCTTCAAGCGTTTGCTGGTTTCTCTGATCTTCTATCTAAAACGCTAGTAAAACGTGCTGAGGAGAACAATGAAAATGAAAAAAATCTAGGCATTGCTGATATTGTTAATGGTCGAATGCGTCCATCTCAAAAGCAACTAGATAAATACAATCAGGACAAAACTTTACTTAAGGCTGCTAATGATTCAAATCAAGAAGTAGCTGATCAGATTAGTGCTTATAATCCAGATTTAGCTGAAACGTTGTATCAGGACGCACCAGCAGCAACTGGATGGAGGGCTTATGGTCAAGCCATTGGCATAACCCGTAAAGCTGCTAGTGGGCTTGAAGCGTTTATGACTGATTTTTTGGCAGGAACTGATCCTATTATTCCTGGTCCAGATGGAGTCCTGTTTGCTCCAGCTAGATCATCTTCCCGAGCACAGCTTGAAGCCAGTTGGGAAGTAGGGACTAAAGCATACGCTCAAAAGGCAGGACTGGGTAACATTAACCCTGTTATCATTGCCGCTGAACTTGCCCCAATTGCTATGCGTACTCGCAGCGAAATGCTGGGTATGCAGATGCAACAAATTATTACGACACGGGAAGCCAATCAACGAGAAGACTTACGAAGTGGTTTGTCTCAAGAAGCCAACCTAATGGCAAAAGATCCAGCGGCAGCTCAAAACATTGTCTCAGATCTTAATGATAAACTTCTTGCTTTAAATAAGCAAAATAGAGCGAAGGCTAATCTTGAAACAAATGAGATGATAGAAAATGTCATCCGCACAGTAAATGATACTGATTCAGATCTAGCTAAACAAATTTACAATAACTATAAAACCTCTCTTATTAATCCTGATAAGCCTAGTTTAGGTACTTATGGACAACGCTTTAACCTTAAAGAATTGTCTGATTTGATTCGTTCTACCGAGGATCAAAAGTATTCTGACGCTGACAATCAGCAAAAGAAGGAAGCCGAGGGAATTGTTGCAGTTTTTTATAACTATAGAACTCCAGCCAATTATCGCGCAACTATTGAACGACTTAAAGCACTGCCTCAAACACCCGAGGTTCGAGCTATTATTGAGCAATTTACTCGCAATGGTCCTAATTTTGATCCTTTACGGGCAGATGAACTAGGAAGAGCCGCTAAAAATTTAAAAGAACTAGAAGCTCTTGAAAAGGATGGTTCTATTACTTCTGAAATTAAAGAACGTGAGTCGAATAGGTTTCAAACTGAAAAGGAAATAAAAGAGTTGTTGCCCCCAGATTCTGCTATTTTAGGTGCAATTAAATCAAATCTCAAAAGTCTTGCTCAGAATGTCTCAGGGGACGTTCCTGAATTTTTTGATAACCTTTCTGCTTTAGCTTCCAATGATATGCTGGGGTTCATTAAAGCCACAGTAGAGCGTGAACTTTTAACTGGAGCATTGGATCGTAAAGGCCCTTCAGTTTCTCAAAGAATAGCAGAGCTTATTTCAACTCTTGATCAAGATTATATTCAGAAAGATAAAAATGGAACTATTATAGGATTTTCCGCAACGAGCCAAAATGCTAATTTAAAATACGCAGTTGTTTGGCCCGAGGGTGGCAAGAATGCAGCTGAAAATGGCCGCGTGTTGTCAGACTTAGTTCAATCGCGTGTGCCTCGCGTTACCTCTGCTGTTAAGGATACTATAATTCGCCCAGAGCGTTGGACAGTAGCCATGGAAGCATTGACTAGTGGAGGCAAAGCTCCTGCTGACATTGAGTTTGCCGCTCAAACTGCTGGTGTGTCTGTGCCCGAATTTCTTCGTAGACAAACCCCATCAGGAAAAGTATACGATGCTGAGGCAGTTCTAAACGGTAACAAAGTTTACCAAGCAAACAAAGCTGTTAGTGCTAGACTTGCAGAATTAATTGCTAATCCTCGTATTACTCCTAGAATGCGTGAGCAGTATCAAGTAGAAATTCAAAGAATTAAAAACCAACAAATATTACCTCCTTTGTCTTCTCCTACAAGCTTATCTAGTTTTAAACAACAAGTAAGTTCTATTGAATTTGAAGATATAAATGGTCAGCCAGGTATAGATGTTTTCTTTGAAAATAAGCAGTTCCCTGCTGTTCTTTCTGGAAAAGTTAAAGATATTAATTTTGAAAGTGGCTATGGTAATTATGTTGTTATTGAATCCATTGATCCAGAGACAGGCGAAAACGTTGATGTTCTTTACGGGCATTTGGATTCTAGAACACCACTTAAAATAGGTCAAACTGTTTCAGTAGGTCAAGTAGTTGGCAAGCAAGGTGGTACTGGAAACGTTCGATCTGCGGATGGAACTATTGCCAGTATTGATTTCTTTGCACCAGCTTCAATGGGTAGTGGTAGTATGCGTCCTTATCGTAACTACGATAAACTGCGTCGGCGCATTGCCCAAGAATTAAGAAAATAAAAAGGTTTATTCTGCGGGACAAACCTTTCTTTCACAATCACCTTTAATACATCTCTGCGGAGAACACTTTATACATCATGAATAGTTATCCAGCTATTGACATTGAAAAGCTTGAAAAACTTAACAAGCAATCAGAACAACAAGCACTTATACAAAAACAGGAACAAGTAACTCAAGATAAAGTTAAACAACAACAAGCAAAAGCTGCCAAGGCTAAAACAAAACAAGTAGAAGAGGAAAAGTTTAACAAAACTCTTGTTAGTCCTCTTAAGCCTGAGCCTCAACCTCCTGGGCAACTGGAAGGACTTGGTAAATTTATTGAAGAAAAAATTGGCATTCCTGTTGTTGATTTTCTTGATAATCTAAGTGGTGATCAAAAGACACCCGATCAGATTGCTCAAGAGCGTAAGCAGCAACGAGCTGCTGGGCAACAAAAGCAGGAAGAAACTGAAAAGGCCCTTGAGGAGGCAGCCTATTCTAATCCTGTTTCTGCGTTTGGAACTGAAGTCCTTAGGGCTGGCATTGGTGCTGTTGTCAAACCAGTTGAGGCTGTTATTGACAAGAGCTATCAGTTTTATCTTAATAACACCGTTAACAAAGGGTTGTCTCCAGCAGATGAGGCATACCAACGTTCCTACACAGAACTGACAAAAGCTCCTCGTACAGAACTAGCTCAGACTGGAGAAAAACTTCTTTCTTTTATTCTATTGGCTAGGAGTTTGCGTGGTATCCCTGGAGCTAAACTAGGCACGTCAGCCATGCCCGCTGGCCTTAAAGGAGGTGCGTTTGTTGCTGCTAAGGCAAAGCGAATTGTTACCGAAGGTTTGGTTCCTAGTGCCATTGCTGACTTCTTTCTTACGGACGCAAAGGATGGTAACTTTTCTGAAGTTGTTAAAGGAATGGTTCCTGAAGAGCTTCAACAATCGTGGATGTTTGCTCTCGCCAGTGATCAGAAGAAGGGAGATCCAATCCTTAACTCTGTTAAAAGCGTATTTGAAGGCGGACCTCTTAATGTTGTTGGTAACGCAATTCTTCCTGCTTTAGCAACCTCCTACCGGTTTGCTAGGAGGCTTGTTGGTAAAGGTTACGATAAAGAAAGAGTTCTCAGTGAAGCACTAGAAGTTCTCAATACTGAAGCAGATAAAAACTTAAAAGAAGTGGCTAAAGCTTCTAGCAAGGAAACTGCTGATATGAGTAGGGTAAAAAACCAAGAGCTTAATGATTTAGAACTTGAAAAACAGGAGTTAGAAGCAAGACGCGATACAACTCCTGATCCAGAAGAAGCTCAACAGCTAGAGTTGGATCTCGATAATCTTCAGCAACAACAGACAGATATTCGTATCGACCTTGATAATGCTGTTGATCCAAATATCCAAAAGGAGTATTTTCAAAATACAGGAACAATTAAGGCTGACGATATTAATGACATTGGCGCTAAGCAACTAAACCTTGAAGAGGGGTTTCCCGGCAGCGGGCGAGTATCCATTCACGGTAATGCTGGCAATATCCTAACGGAAGCCGCTGTTAAACAAGTCGGCATGTCAAAGGATGTTCGTAGGACACTTCTTAGAGAGATTGAGCAAAAGATTGACATTAAAGCAATCGCCAAGGCAAGTGGTAAAACTTATGGTGAGGTATTGGCAAACATTTACCGCATCAACAAAGACTTTCAAGATTCTCTAAAGACTTACGATAATCTTTTTACGGATGACGAAAGTGCTTTGATGAAGAAACTTCTCAGTGAAGCTGGGGAAACGGTTTCCACTAGCAAGAAAGGAGTAGTGGGTGTCACTACTGAAACTCTTGGTGCTGCTAAGATCACCATTTCAAGCTACGCCAACGATCTTTACAGGCTGTCAAAAGCAGCTGAACGAGCCGATACAGCCCAGATTGCTGATGCTGATTCCTACGAACGGATCTCAGATCGACTGCTTGGGCTTCTAGAGCTTTATAAAGAAAGCACACAATTCTTTGGTGGATCTTTAGGTGCTCTACGGGTTAGAGCTTTGCAAAATCTTCCTCAACGAGAAATTGATCAAATTATTAAAAATAGTGAGATAAATGAAAGCGATACGGCTCTTACGGTCTTTGCCATGAGAAAAATGGTTAAAGAGGCTAAGGAGGCTTATCGTCGTGGAGATGCCAATGGTTTAGATGCTATGCGTCGTCTGACTAGGGCTCTTACATTAAGTGGTGGTGATCCATCAAAAACCCTTAGCTATGTTCGTACTGCTCTTAGCAACCTAACTGAAGTTAGCCGTCGTCACTTTTATAACTCTATTTTGTCTGGATTTAAAACTATCTTTAGAAATGGTAGTGTTGTTTATGGGTTAATTGAACGTCCTACCAGTATTATTATTGGCGGAACTTTTAACATGAATCCTGCTCAAGTAAAAGCGGGAATGGCTGGTTATCGTTCTATTCTTGCTAGTGCTGGTGAAGCATGGAAAGTGGCGAAAAGAACAATAGAAACAGGTGTTCCAGCCAACCAATCAATCAATCAATTTATTCGTCGTTCTGAGACAAAGGACACTCTTGACAAGCTTGAATCACTTGCTTCCAATAGGTACGAAAAAATTGCTGCTGGCTTTCTTCGGTGGCACTATGATACTTCGGAATTCTTTTCTTTTCCTGAAAAGCTTATGACGGGAATGGATGATTATTTTAAGACCATCCTTGTGCGTCAACGTATTGATGAAAAAGCAACATTAGAAGCAATGGAATCTGGAATCTATGATCCTAAAAAGTTCATGGAACTTAAGATGACCAAGTATGCTAATGTCATGGATCCTCAGACAGGTGTTATTAAATCAGAAGCTTTTAAAGAGTACGCTGAAATTGGTACGTTTCAAAGTGATCCAGGTAGAGTAGCTAATTACATTTCTGGAGCTATTTCTGCTATTCCTGGTGGAACATGGATGGTGCCTTTTATTAGGACTCCTGCCAACATTATGACTTACCAACTTGAGCACCTTCCTGTTCTTAGATCTTTTTCTAAAAATTACAGGGCAGCAAAAGCAAGTGGTGATGAACTGTTGATGGCAGAAATGAATGGACGCCAAGCAGTTGGTGTTATGACTGTTGTTTCAGCTGCTTACATGGCATCAAATAACTTTATTACAGGCGACTTCCCTGATCCACGAAAGGAACCTGCTGAATATCAACGGTGGAAGGATCTGGGCATTAAAGCTCGATCTCTAAATGCTGGTGATCTTCAAATTTCTTACGGTATGGTTGAACCGTTGTCCAATATTATTGCTGCTTCGGCTAATATTGCTAGGGTTATACAAACTTATGGTCTGTCAGAAGACTTTGGTGATAGATTGGTGACCGCATTAGCTATTACAATTTCTGGTAGTTTTACTGAAAAGAGTTACTTCCAGGGACTTGCTAATCTTGCAGCACTTTGGGATCCTGAAACTTATACTACTGCTGGAGCAACTAAAGCTGCACTAAATGCTGTTAATACTCAATTCCCTATTTCTGGTTTGCGGAGGGGCATTGCTAACTCTTTTGACAGCAACATGCGTGAATACTCCGATGAGTTTGATCGTATGCTTCAAAATGCACTTCCTCTTTATCGCAATTTTGCTCCTGCTATGATTAGCATTAGGACCGGTCAACCACTGAAAAACCCTAATGGCAATCCTTACAATGCTAACGTTCCTTTTGAAATAGGTAAACCTGGCGAAGATAAGACAGTAGATATGCTTGCTGAAATTGAATTTAAATGGGGTGATCGTCTAGATAAATTCAAAAACATGCCTCTTAACAGAGATCAAAAGGCTATTGTCCGCAAAGCCATGTTTGATTATAATGTTTTTGGAAAGATTGAAGATGAGATGAAAAAGCCCTACTTTGAAAATGATTTAAAGAACTGGAAAGAGCGTTATTTTGGTCCTGATAAAAAATACTTTCAATCGAAAAGTCCAGACGTTTATGAGAATGTTCAGAAAATTTGGACTGACGCTGAAAATTACGCTTTTAAAGTTCTTCAAGAATCAGATCCTGCTATTGGAGCAAAAATCAGGGAACTTAACATAAAAGAGTACCAAATAGACAAGGGCGATTATAGCCCTAGTGGTGTGCCAGCTGATCCATCTTCAGTTGGGGTGTCAGAAGAGCAGAGGAAAGCAATGGCTGACGTTTTAAATTACTAAGATAATCCCACTAAACAATGGCAACTACTAGTAACACTTATACGGGGAACGGCTCTACTACGCTGTTCTCTATTACCTTCCCATATTTAGATACGTCTGATATTGATGTATACCTTAATGGTGTACTAAAGACGCTTACAACTGATTACACTTATGCCAATGCTACAACGATTCAATTTGTTACTGCGCCTTCTAATGGAGCAGTAGTACTTCTTGATCGTAGTACTGATGATAGTGCCCTTCAAGCAACATTCTTTCCAGGTTCTTCAATTAGAGCAGCTGATCTTAATGATAACTTTGATCAGTCTTTATATACTTCACAAGAGACAGCTAATAAAGCAGTAACAGCTACTAGCACAGCGAATGCAGCTACAGCGGCAGCAGCAGGG